CCTATTCCAGGAGTAGTTGATACAGAACAATTATTAGCAACAACACAAGTTGTTGAAAATATGATAGCAGATGCAGGGCAACTTACAGGTGCACCTGTACTAGAAGAAATCGAAACTACAGCAGAACGTATTCCTATAGATAGTATTTTAGAAGAAGTTAAAGTTTCTTCATCTAAAGTAGCAACTCTTATAGAATCACCTGCAATTAAAAAAGCAGTAACTACTGAGCCAATGAATGAGGCTACAAAGGAATTTATTGCTTGGGCTGATTCAGACGAAGGTAAAGCAGAGATTGCTCAGAACAAAGCAGAACGTGCTGAAAGAATGGCAGAAATGAAAACTTCTGCTGAAAATCAGATGCTATCAAAAGAAGATCAATACCGAGAAATCTTAGCAAGTGGTGAGTATAAAGGTGAAGCCGCTAGTGAAAGTATCCTAGGACAGGCTGAGACATACCTTGCATCTATTGAAGAAACTAAAAAGAGTCGAATGGCTATAGATGAATCTAGTCTTCTAAGTTCACCTCTTGTTGACATTAGTCCAGAAGTATCTGAAGAAGAATCTGGTGATGGTATGTCGGCTGAGGAGAAATTTGCCCAAACGGGGAAAGAATATAATGATATGTTAGCAGAAAAGATAGACCTACTAATAGCGGCACAAACAGAGAATAATATGATTGCTAAAGGCATTAAAGATGCGACGGTTGAAGGCGCAGAAGCCTCCCAAAAAATTGCAGTCAACTCGGCAGTATAACTAAATATATAATATAAAGAGAACCTATACCACATGGCATATACAAAGAAATTTTTAAACAAGAGCGGAGTATCAAGTCCGATATCGGGAGGCAACAGTAATCCTGGGTCTTGGAACGGTGTAGGCGCTTCAGAAGAAGGCTATTCAAATACTGACTTCGGTTACAAAAACTACATGAGTAGACTTCCTGAAGTTTACACAGGACATCCTAACAGAATAGAAAGATACAATCAGTATGAGATGATGGATGTCGATGCTGAGATCAATGCTTGTTTAGATATCATTGCAGAATTCAGCACACAAAAGAATGATCACAATCATACACCATTTAACTTTGAGTTTAGAGATGAACCTACTCCACATGAGATGGACTTATTATCTAAACAGTTACAACAATGGTGTAAGTTAAATGAATTTGATACTCGTATGTTTAAGATGTTCAGAAACGTCATTAAGTATGGAGATCAAGTCTTTGTAAGAGATCCAGAGAACTTTAAACTCTACTGGGTTGACATGGTTAAAGTTATTAAAGTTATTGTTAACGAGAGTGAAGGTAAACTTCCTGAGCAGTATGTTATTAAAGACTTAAACATTAACTTACAGAACTTAACAGTTGCACAAAAAACAAACACAGATTTTGCCGCTAATCCAACAACAGGATTAGGTGGTACTGGTGGCGGTGGTGGAGCAGGTGGAGGCGGATATACAGTCCCATCTATGCCATACAACACATCAGGTAGTAGATTTACATTAGGACAAGCAGAATCAGCAATTGATTCTAATCATGTTGTTCACTTGTCATTAACAGAAGGCTTAGATCGTTTTTGGCCTTTCGGACAATCAATCTTAGAGAACATCTTTAAAGTATATAAACAGAAAGAACTGTTAGAAGATGCTATCTTAATCTATCGTGTACAACGTGCACCAGAACGCAGAATGTTTAAAATTGACGTAGGTAACATGCCTAGTCATTTAGCAATGGCATTCGTAGATAGAATTAAAAACGAAATTCACCAAAGACGTATTCCAAGTATTCATGGTGGTCAGTCTGTAGTTGATGCTACATATAATCCACTATCAATGAATGAAGATTACTTTTTCCCTGTAACAGCAGAAGGTAGAGGATCATCTATCGAAGTTCTCCCAGGTGGACAAAACTTAGGTGAAATTGATGACTTAAAATATTTCAATAATAGATTAGCAAGAGGACTGCGTGTACCTAGTTCATACTTACCCACAGGTCCTGATGACAACACAACACCTCTAAACGATGGTCGTGTTGGTACTGCTATGATACAAGAGTTTAGATTCAATCAGTACTGTGAAAGACTACAGAACTACATCTGTCAAAAACTTGACGATGAATTTAAATTATTCTTGCGTTGGAGAGGATTCAACATTGATACACAGATGTTTGACTTATCATTTAATCCACCGCAAAACTTTGCCGCTTATCGTCAAAGTGAATTAGATACTGCAAGAGTTGGTACTTTTGGAGCAATGGAAGCATTCCCTTACATGTCTAAACGTTTTGCACTAGAAAGATTCTTAGGATTAACAGAAGAAGAAATCAACAAGAATGAAAAACTTTGGGCAGAAGAAAACACTGAAGCACAAGACGCAGATCCATCAGGCTCTGATCTTAGAAACATTGGAGTATCTACCGGAGACTTTGATGCAGATATGGATACTAGTGAAGAAATTGAAGACCAAGAAAACTTAGAAGACTTCGGGGACATGGATGTTGCTGGACCAGTAGGAACGCCAGGTACAGCAACCGGCTCAGTTGAAGGTGCTGGAGAAGTAGGCGGCACTCAAGGCGTCTAGTGAAACTTAAACACATTATTACATGTGGTTGTAGTTTTGGAGATGCTTATACTTCATGGACATGGCCTCACGTATTAGAATCACATATCAAATCATTAGACCCTAACGTAACATTTGACCACAGAGGTATGGGTCATCAAGGTCAAGAACTCATACAAAAGAAAACAACAAATGCTATTGTAGATGCATTAGACGATGGTATTGATCCATCTGAAATAGGTGTCGTTGTTTCTTGGAGTGGCAATGATCGCAAAACTTGGTACATAACAAACAAAGATTATATTAGTGACATCAAAGATCACTGGAGTACGTCTGGTGGAGATATGTGGCATGTACAGTTCTGTGATCTTAAAAACAGTAAAGAAGGTGTGGAAATATTAGAATATAATAATAAAAATGGAAATTATTTTGTTCAATATAATCCTAACGGCGGTTGGTATCACTCTGCATGGAATCATAGAGAACCTAAATTTATCAATGATTATATGATGTTTACTGAACCTGTTACTGACAGAGATTATGATAAACATAACATACACTCATTGCATCTTGCATTAGAAAATATGATTATGTTACAAAATACATGTAAAGTACACGGTATTAAATTTTATCATCAGTATTACATGGATCATACATACAAAGATATTGAAGCATGTAAGGATCACCCTATCATAGAATATCTTTATAAACAATTAGATCAAACGATTAGAGTAAAGCCAGCAATACATGAATATGTTAAACCTTTTGGCATGACAATATCAGAAGAAGATGTGCATCCTAATGAAGAAGGACACAAAAAATACTTTGATGATATTCTAAAACCCTTTTTAGAAGAAAAAAACTTTTTTGAATAAATATTAATATGAAATTATTTGAAATGTTTGATGCGGCAACACCAGGATACCAAGAAGTTGGAGATGACAACTCTAAACCTATATGGAGAACATCTAGGAAAACAAAACTTACATTAAGTCAAATAAGAAAATTACGAAAAATGTTAGATGTTAGAAATTATGAAAAAGCAAAGCATTTGACCAAAGTTAGAAATCAGTACGGGGCAAAACCAGATCCAGAGGCTGGTCCTAGTATTTAATTTCCTCTAGTCAGAAAATCGACGGATTTGTCTATTTTCGCCTCAAATACACCAAAAACGCAAAAAAGTAGTACTTAAATAGTACTTTTTATAACTACGCACTAAATATCTCTACAAAGCCATACTTTATTATATCAGGAGAAAAGTACAATGGAAAACAAGAAATTTGAACAATTAATCGATCTCATTATTAATGAAGACGAAGAACAGGCGAAAGAACTGTTTCACAACATTGTTGTCGAAAAATCAAAAGAAATTTATGAATCAATCATGGAAGAAGAAATGAAAGATTCTGATGACCTCGAAGAGGGCATGGGCGGACAAGTTGGCGATCTTGCTGATGAAGTCCAAGCAGAAGAATCTGGAGTTGCTGAAGATGCTGAAGAAGAAATTGACATTGATTCAGAAGAAGTATTTGACATCGAAGGTGATGATGAAGTAGATGCTACTTTAGACATCGAAGCAAACTCATCTGAAGAAGTAGAAGATGCAGTTGTAAGAATTGAAGACAAACTCGACACATTACTAGACGAGTTTGAAGAACTCATGGCCGACCAAGATGAATTAAAAGGTCGTGATGACGAGATGGATGCAGACTTGCATGACATCGAAGACGAAATTGAAGACCAAGAAGTTGACGTAGACGTTTCTGTTGATGATGAAGAAGTAGTTGCTGAAGCAATTAATCTTCCTAAAGTAACAGCACACATGGGAGACAACGGTGAAAACACTAAGTCCCCTGTAGACGCAAACTCAGGTCAAAAAGGAATGGATTCACACCCAGTCGATTTTGACAAAGGTAGTGATGAAAAAGGACGCCCTGCTCCGACTGCTAAAGACGTAGATGGCGCATCTTCATTCCAAAACGTTCCTGGAAACAACAAAGGACCTAAATTAAGTCCTGCTCCAAAGCCCGTGACATCACAGGCTGAAGGTACGAACACTAAATCTGTAATAGATTAAGGACTGATACAAATGGCTTTGTATCTTAAAGAACACTTATCATTCGACCGTGCTGAAATGATGGTCGAATCGGTGAAAGAAGGTGATTCTAATTTGAAGACTCTTTATATGAAGGGTATCTTCATTCAGGGAGGGGTAAAAAACGCCAATGAACGTGTTTACCCCGTTTCTGAAATCAAAGACGCCGTAGACACACTCAACGGCCAAATACAAGAAGGTAATTCTGTATTAGGTGAAGTTGACCATCCCGATGATTTAAAAATTAACTTAGATCGTGTTTCACATATGATTACTAATATGTGGATGGATGGACCTAATGGCTACGGTAAATTAAAGATTTTACCAACTCCGATGGGTCAGTTAGTTCAGACCATGTTAGAGTCAGGGGTAAAACTCGGAGTATCTAGTAGAGGTAGCGGAAACGTTAACGATTTAGATGGCCGAGTCAGTGATTTTGAAATAATCACTGTGGATATTGTTGCCCAACCAAGTGCTCCTAATGCATATCCTAAAGCAATTTACGAAGGTCTTATGAATATGACCAACGGACATAAAGTTTTAGAAGTCGCAAGAGAAGCAAGAGGCAATAAACAAGTAGAACGGTTTTTGAAGGACGAGGTAACTCGTCTTATCAAAGATTTAAAAATCGACTAAAAATAGAGGGGAAAACAGCATGTTAGATGCTATCAAACCATTAATTGATTCAGGTCTTATTAACGAAGATGTCGCAGGTGAATTAGAAAGCACTTGGGAATCTAAGTTAACTGAGGCTAAAGATCAAGTTCGTGGTGAACTTAGAAATGAGTTCGCACAAAGATACGAACATGACAGAAGTGTGATGGTTGAAGCCCTTGATAAGATGATTACAGAATCTCTAACTGAAGAAATTAAAGAATTTCACGAGGAGAAGACTGCAATTAACGAAGACCGCGTAAAAGCAAAAATGAAACTTAAGGAAAGTGCAAAGAAATTTAATAACTTCATGGTAACCAAGTTAGCAGAAGAAATTAAAGAACTACGTGCAGACCGTAAAGTTCAGTTGGAAAACCAAGATAAACTTCAAAAGTTTATCACTCATGCATTGGCTAGAGAGATCAAAGAATTTGCTCAGGACAGACAAGCAGTGGTAGAACAACGAGTCAAGTTAGTTGCTGAAGGTCGTACACAATTAGAAGCATTGAAAGAGAAGTTTATCTCTGAAAGTGCCTCAAGATTGAGTAAGTCAGTATCATCTCAT